ACATTGCGGACTTGCCATTAATCTCAAACTTCTCGTCGATGCCGACTGTCTGACTGGCAAGTTCAGCATGTTCATTGCGTGCTGAGTCTTGACTTGGGCGGTGAACCCATGTCTTTTTTGTATATCCAAGTTCTTTTGCTGCCCATAGAAGACCAGCATTGAACGCCCCACCAACTTCTGTTTTGGAGATTGTTTTAACTCGCGAACTAAATGCCGAAGCGAACCATGCTTTTAGAGCAGTGATGAACTCTTGGTGCGACTTTGAGCGATGCTCGCTAATAATTTTTTCAATATTGCGCTTGCTCGTCTCGTTAATAGATGAAATAGCCTTAATTCGTGGGCTAACGATTTCATCCATCGTTACATTTCCTGGGTTTAAGGAATCAACTTTTGTTGAGGCTGCTTCAATTGCCCCATCAAGGAAGACTGATGCCACCCATGTTTTTGCATCGGAGATGAGTTGGTCATTCCACACGGCAACATCAAAAATGTCTTCTGCTTTAATTCCTTCGCCAGAATCCCATTTTTCTTTAACCTTCTTAGAGGCTGCCTTCTCAATCGTCACTCGCTCTTGGCGCTTCAGCATTGAACCAATCTGGAGAGCGACGCTCTGCTCAAGACGGGTAATCTGGCGCGTGCGGCGTACTCCAATATCCTCGGAGGACTTTGATTCCTCAATATCATGAGCCAAAGGAGTTAGCGGTGGCGTAAAAATTGGTCTTGGGGTTGGGGGATTAGTCGGTTCTATTGAATCGTTTGGTCGCGAGTTTGGCGTTGAATTAGGCAACGCTGGGTCTGGTGCATCTGCAGGACGGCGACCTGGCCTTTGATTTGGGTTTAATGGAGCACCATCTTCTGGTGCTTGCTGACCACCTGTATTTGTCTGCATAACAACTGGCGAGAGGTTTGTTGGGATAAGCAACTCGTCGATTCCAACACCTTCGCGTCCAGTCAGTTCGCGGTATTCATCGATTGAAATTGCACCCTGCTTCAACTCTTCTAGATGGAATCGGGCACGCTCTCGGTCATCACGACTAAGGATTGCTACTGACGAAAGGTCGTAGGCAAAATATGTCTTAGGGTCTTCATCTAGTTTGTCAAATGCGCGCTCAAGAAGCGTTAGGTGGGGGACCATCGTCTCTCGCCAAAATACCTCTAGTTCAACATCGGCATTAGCAAATGTTCTGTTAGATGCATTGCCAATTACTGATTCTGGAACACCAAAAGCGAGAAGAATCTCCTCTTTGTTCATTTGGCGTGCTTCAATATATTGAGCATCCCTTTGGCTGGTTGATGTATCAATAAACTTTGCGTCTTCTGCCGACATTACTGTCAGACGACCAGCGCCACCAATATTTGAGCCAGTGCTTCCCTTGAAGCGGCGTTGAATTTCTTCTGCCTGCTCTTCTTCCATGTCTCCGTTGATTACAAGAATTCCGCCTGGTCGACCATCGTTAACCATAAAGTTGCGATTGAATACCTTTGCGTAGTAGTCATACTCAATTGCAAGTCCAGCAGATTCAAGTGGAGTCTGTCCTTTGAATGGGTCAATTGGGTGTGGTACTCGTGCCCAAATTACATCTTTAGAATCAATAATTCTTTTTGGAGTATTCGGATACTCAACAGAGAATCCAGATACAAATCGGTCTGGGTCTGGAATCGGGAATGTATATTGCGGTGGGAGCAAAACTAGTGCCGCTACCTCACCCATTCGATTACGAATAATTTCAACGAACGCACCGCGCTGCGAAAGCAACAACTGCGATGAAAGCATGAAGCGGAATGAGAAGGCATCTTGACCAGGGTTTGCATTGCGATTCATAATCTGCAAAATTGGGTCGTCGTATGTTAGTTCGCCAATTCTCCAGTCGCCTTTTCTGATTGCGATTGGGAGAGATGCGGCGTTTGCTGCAATTGCATAAACTGCTTTGTATACCCAAGTCACTCTGTCAAGTGCTTGTGTTACGGAACGCTCCATGTCCCATCCATCTTTGTACGGCTTTAATGGACGGCCAGGGCCACCCGATGGGGCATAGAACTGTTTTTTATCTGGCGCTACAAAACCTTGTTGGTCATGTGTGTTAAATGAGCGAAGGAATGCCATTTACTACCCTCTCTCGTATCCAAATAAAATTCCGATACCGATTAGACATGCCGCGATTACGCATACTCCAGCAATGTCGCTATACATGAAACCAGCAGTGGAAGCGGAGGCCACACCACCAGCGATGGCGGTAGTAGAAATTCTTCCCCGCAAATCAATGTTCAACTTGGGCGATATAAACCAAACTAGGCCAGCCATAAATACTGCTACTGCTAAACCTATATACATGCCGAAATCCTCTTTTGAATTAGCCGTGCCAATTTCATATACCAACACTAAGTTACACTAAATTTTCATAGAATTGTTTGCGTGTCACGGGATAAGTCGTTCCCACTAACCCTCCCGTGACACACAAATTCAATCAGAATGGCGGTTCGTCATCAAGGAATGATGCCGCGGCTGGCTTCTTGCCAGTATTCTGGTACTGCTGACCACTTTGCGCGGCAGGGTTTCCAGACTTTGCAACGCCTTCTACTGTTGCTTTTCGCAGTGAAACTGCAATGTCATCAGCAATAACTACAACCTTTTTCTTGGTTGAGCCGTCGTTTTTGTCTGTCCATTCCTGCTGTTCTAGTCGTCCTACAACAACAACCTTATTGCCCTTGCTTAGGCTGGCTGCTGCGTTGTCTGCTAGTTCTCCCCACGCTGTGAGGTCAAAGAATGATGTTTGCTCTTCCCAGTTATCTTGCTTGTCCCGCCAACGGCGAGTGACAGCAATACCTACTGTTAATAGCGAAGAACCAGTCTTCGTTGACTTAAGAACTGGGTCTGCTGTGAGATTTCCAGTCATTGTTACCTGTGTGCTCATTTTTCTCCTGATTTTTCTTTTTCCTGATTTTTCATGTCTAACAAGAACCAGCCTCTAATCCACATGATTGCAATTATGGAATAACCACAAATGTCAAGCCATGTGTCTTTTACAGGCTCAAAAAGTACGGGGCCGTCAAAGCCACGCAGGTTCTTGAGTCTTTCCAACTTATCATTCATGCGAATGACAATGCCTGGAACCTCGAAACGGGCTATGTTTCCATGCCCGTACATCTTTTGTTTTCCCACAACAGTTGTATACACAAATGCTGCTGAAGCCTTATGGTCTTCTTTCCCGACCAAAGAATACCCATGTAGACCAGCAACTGCAAGATTAAAAAACATTTCCTCAAGGAAGTCTGGGTCTACATCTTTAGTGTGAAATGCCAAGTCTACAATTTCGTCAAAGTTCTTTTGAACAAAATCATTGACTTTAGATTCGCTCTTGCTTTTTGCAATCTCGTATTGTTTGCACTTATCAGCAATTTCATTTACTACTAAAGCAGCGGCGCTTTCCCAATTTCCTGGAGTAATATCTTTTCTCACATCAGCCCCTTGTTTTGTATTGGGGCAAGCATAGCAGTTTTAGACTGCCTAGATTCCCATTCGAATGTTCTGCGCAAGGCTAAGAATGTAGCAAAAATATCATCGTCAATTCGCAACGGTTGGTATGACCACTTATCTGGACGAAGTAGCAGTGCCGCCCCGCCATCTACCTTTGGCATTGGTATCTCATTGTCTCCATCAAAAATAACATCGGCGTTTGCATATGCTGCTAATTGAAGTGCAACCTTTGCCGAGATTCCAGAGCGTGTTGTCTTAAAGTCGAGCAGAATCTTTTTATCGTTAATCTTGCAGATTGCATCAAAAGAACCTGCATAGTTGTGAGTGATGGAAAATATTGACTTCTCCACATGAATCCACTCTGGCTCAAAACGCCTCTCAAATTCCCAGAAACCATGTAGGTATGGAAGCAGGTCATCATCATACTTATAGTTTGGGTCAATAATTAACTGCTCGATAGCCTCGTGGACTCGTGTTCCAGTATCTGCTGCCTTATTCAACTCTCGTTCTGCAGCAGCCTTGAGCCAATCAATCGCCTTGACTTTTCCTCCAGCACTGCCCAACAGGGAGTCAATGTGCTCGCGCTCGTTAATCGCTGCTTCTGCTGTAACCTTGCTATTCCACTTTGGAAGATACGGAGAAGGGAGCATTCCTACAATTGATGTGACGCTTGGAGCAACCATGTTTTTAATGTTTGGATGCTTGTAGTGTCGATTTCCATTTATTGAAACTGTCTGGACTTTTGGATTTGTCATTTGTAAATTCTGTCCTTGTCAATTGTTTTTTGATACTCAGACCAATCAGCCTGGTATATATATTGTGTTGAACTTGCTCTCTTGTACAAATCTAAACCACGGTTCATTACAAGATACTCTGGAGTAGGGTAAACAAACTCTAGTTCTTTGCCATCGAATGAACCACCAATAAAGGTTATGTCAATTCTAGTTGGCGTTTTTGATGATGCTTTTTTAGTTGCCACTACTTGAGGTGCTGTGCAGTCTGAACAATTTTATTAAAATCTGATTGCATCTGCTCAACTAGTTTTGCCAACTTTGTAACAAAAGACTTGTCCATTACGACCATGTCTGTTGTCTTGTCTACTTCAAGCGCGGCGAGGTGGTCTTTAATCTTTTTCAATTTATTGTTGAATGAGTCTGAAGCACCGTTCATCTCGCGTGCTAAAACAACTGTATTCACATCATTGAGATTAAAATTTGATGAGATACTAACTGCGCCATCTTGGCCAGTCACTCTGTTTGCTGGAATCGAGAACTCATCTCGACCCATGTCGAATCCTGAAACTTTTGACATATATTCTCCTGTTGGTCTAAGTGTATATTAATTTTGCGGTTTAAACAAGTCGGCCCATTGTGCGTTCTTAATTTGCTCTGCTTCAAGCATATCCTGCAATTTATCAAATGCTTCAGAATACTCAAAAACCATAGTTTTCATGTCTATGAGCAAATCCATGATTATCTCAATTTGGGATGGGTAGAAATGGACAGCGGCAGAATTCTTGAATGCTAAATATGTATTCAGGTCCTCAATTACATCTTCGCACCTAACAATGCTGGCTAGGTACTTATTTGAGTCCTTCATTTGACCTACTAAATCGTTATCGCTATTCATTTCTTCCTCCAATTAAGTCGTATTTTTTATTGATTAACATATCCATAACATGCCTAGGCTTTAAAATAAATCCTCTTGCTGGGTTGTCACTGCCCTCGGCAAAATTGCGCTTCGTTTCTTCGTTGAATAAATGCTTATTGAGTCTCAGATACCTTTTGAGTCTTTCAACATGGACGATTGTCATTCCGCCATCGAGAGCATAAACATACACCCACCACTCTGCCTTGGTTACATTGATTCCGCTTTTCTTCCATCCCTTCAGACCTGGATTCTGGTCTGTTTCAATGACCATATTTCCATTCCTATATCTGTCGGTCTTTATTTCGAATGAGCCGTTTACAAGAGCATCCAGCATCGTGGCGACAAGAGTTTCTCCAACTTGTCCATACTGAAGGTCATCTTTAAAATTAAACTGTTTTACTTCAGAAGATGGCTCAATATCAAAGTCTGGGTTGTAGCCAGAGGTTTTTTTAAAACTACTCACCACTGACCAGTTTTTTCAAGATAAGTTTTTCTTCCCTTATATGAGGACTGGCTTGCAAGTTTTGCCCTGCGCTTTTGTTCGCTTTCAGAAAGAGTAATCAGTTTTAACTCGCCATCTGGTGTTATCTGAAACCAATCAATCCCATCAATAATCCTGTGATACAAAAACCCAGAGACCAATAGGTGATGAAAACATTCCCCAGTGTTTCTTCTTACTGGGTAATTGTCCGCATGAAAATTATACCAATCGTCCCATGGAAAGGCTTTCTTCTTAAACTTGGCATAGAGCAGAAGTTTGTGAGTTGAACTGTGGTAGTGAATCGAAAAAGCATTAGAACTTTTTCCTGCTTGCTTGCGCAACTTTTCTAACTTTGCACCGCTCGGCATTTTTTTTCTTACTGATGTCATTGTTTTCCTGACTGTTGGTTTGGTTGAGTATAGGTCGTGTCGTAAAAATGACAACCTAGTTTCCTATTTTTGGTGCGTTAAACACGAGAGGCATGTCACATGCCTTTGGTGCACAGAAACAGATATATCTTTCCCAACATACATACCGCATGCTGTTGTTGCTATGACCTCTTTGCTTACTTCAGTACGCTCAACAACTTCGTATCTTGCCATGTGTATAAGCAGAGCCATGAATAAAAGGTATCACAGTTTGTAGACGCTCCAGTTGCCTAGTTGACCCTTGGAGTTATCCATTAGCCACTTTGCAAACTTCACATTGCATACTGGGTCTTTCAAACCCTGCATGTGATTATCAACTGCGTCTTCACCGCACACGCCCTTGACTGCTGTGTACCAACTGGAGTTGACCTGCAGGAGGCCAGTGTCATAACTTCCGTTCTTGTTCAAAGCGTAAGTCATTTTTCCATTCTTCCAAGTTGCGTTCTGTGCTTTTGGATTGCAACCACTCTCGCGCCATGCAATGTACGAGAACACATCTACTGGAAGACCGTACTCAGCAAACAGTGGCTCCCACATCGGGCAACGCTTTGCTGGGTCATATGAGATGTTGTAGCGAGGTGTGTTCTGCTTAGGGACATTTGCAGTTGGAAGGCCGCGTGCCCCAAGTGCCTCAATATGTTCCCTGCGGGTAATCATTCCGTAGTGACCGTCTACAGCGACAGTTCCTATGACCTTTTGCAGGTCTGCTACTCGCTTGGATACTTCATTCAACTTAAACTTCTGCCTGAGAATTGATTCGACCGCTACTTGGTCCAGGACTTGGGGTTGAGTTACTTCCGCGACTACTGCCACGGGTGCGCCTTGTGCGCTCACTGAGTTGTTTACTTGATTCCCAACCCACCCAAATGTTGCGGTAAGCCAGATTGCTAATGTGGTAATTAAAGGTTTCGATATCAATAGTCTCTCCTACTGTCGGCCCTCCTTCGGTGGTAAAGACTTAGTAAGACCAAGTCTCTCCGCTTCGGCGGGGTTGTCATGTTTCCAGCGGTGGTGCATACGGCACAACACTTGGCAGTTACTCGGGTCTAAATGGTCGCCTCCGCGACCTCTCGGGATAACTTCGTCCACATCAAGTGGACCTGAACATGACAGATATGTTACCAAAAATTTCGCTTGACACAACCCCATATCGCGTTCAAGGACTATACGACGGACCTCTGCGCGTTGTGGGGCTTGGCTTTTAGTCTTTTCAGAAATTTGAGAAATCTTTTTTTTATTTTGTTTTACTGGTGTTCTACGCAATAATGGTGCGGAGTTATCTCCACACCCTTTGATTCTATTCAAACCATCAGTCGATTCTTTTAATGTTCCAAACTTTGGACAATCACTAAAGGAGCATTTATCTTTTCTTCCTTCGCAATCACCCTTCATTAAAGGATAATCCTCACAGATGTTTTCTTCTTTCCAACTAGTGACTGCATTGCGCCAGCAACAGCGTCGACTTGGTCATCGTGTGCACCGTATGGAAAAACTTCGCATTCGTCAATGAATGGTGAGTTCCAGGATGCTCTTGCAAGCATGACATTTCCTGCTTCTGCCGCGGAGGAGAAAACAAGTGCGCGGTCTTTCTTTGAGACATTTGACTTCTCTCCGCGGAATATAAATCCTTGAAGAACGGTGCGCGCATAGTGGTCAATAACATTCACACCAGAAGAACCTGGTTCTTGTTCAATAATGATTGGAGTAGACACGCCGTCAATCTGCGCTGTTTGTGCAATCATCTTTTCAACTTCATAAGGACTTCCGCGCATTCGACGAATATCCATCACAAAGTAACGACCATCTTTCATTCCGACTAATGCACCGACCGTGTAGTCGGGGTCGTTTGAGCGACTCTTTGGTGTTGCAGCCAAGTCCCAGTAGCGAACCGTTTTCATTCCTTCAGGGAAGTTTCCAGTAACCGAGAATGACTCACGCTTGAACATTCCACCCTCTTCGCGGATTTCCCAGTTTCCATCGAGAAGTCGCGCGCGTTCAATTGCGTCAAGTTCATTCAAGCCTTTGATGTATGCCTCAGAGTCAAGTGACGGGTTATCCGAAATCTTTGCTGGCATGAACTTTCGCTCTGGCTTTTTGTCAAGAATGAAACGCTCATATACCCAGTTATTTCCTGGTCCTCCAGGGTTGGTTGCAGCACGAGTCCTTAGCGGAATATCTGCTGATGTCAACCCACAATGAGGACAAGCAGGAAGCGAATCGCTCTGCATCGGCTTACGAACACGAGAGAAGCCAACATAACGGTAAACACGGTCGGTCTTCCACTGTGTCAACTCGTCTACACCAACAAAGTGATAAGCAAATGACTGGAACTTGTAACGGTCTTCATCTCGTTCGCAGTGGTCAAATGAAAGAGTTGCGCCAGATGGAAATGTCCATCGCTTATTAGTAGAAACATAAACAGCACCAGTACCTGCAAGCCACGCATTGCAACGGTCAATAAAGCCGTCAGGGCCAGATAACTGCGGGTATGTCTGACGCAAAAGGAGAGCAGAATAACCAGGAACACAGATGTACTGGAGTGCAGACATCAGTAGCGTGTCTGACTTTCCTCCACCTGCAGCGCCACCATAAAGCGCCTCGCGCGTTGTTGTCCAAGTCAGATAAGCCTGTTGCTTAGGGTGCATAATGTGTGGAAATCTAAACCCACACGGCTGTTTCCAATCGGTCAAAGATGCTAGTTGCTCGCGTGTTGTCATTCTTTTGGCTCAACAATTTCTGCATCAATAATGTCTGATTCTTCTTCGTCCCAAGCATTAAGAACATTTGACGGGAGGTCTCCAGACTCAACGAGTGCCGAAAGAATTGCTCTCTTTCTTTCTTCGTCCTCTGTCGCAGTAAGTTCTTTATCGCGACCATCGTTATTGCCAAATCCAGCACCAGCAGAAACTTCAAGTTTGACAGTATTGTTATCGCCCCACTCTTGTGGAAAGCGGCGAGCAAGGAATCTTTCTGCTGCTTTCCAGTCTCCACCTCTTGCTTCTTTGAACCATGAAAGAACAAGAGCGCCCATTGATTCAGACTCGGCTTTAGCAAGTCCTTCAGAGAAGTTCATGTACACCTCTTCTGACTTGTTAGGAACTCCGCCTTTTTCACGATGAACAGTTTCAGCAATACCGCGAGAAATCCAAACAGACACTGTCGATTTGGAAATCCTGTTTGCTTCTGCTGCACGAGATGGCGTCATGCCAGCACGAACCAAATCAATAATGACTGGTCCCATAATTTCACAGGTGGTAACAATCTCGCCGTTTACTTTGCGCGCAGCGTTATTTGCCGCTGGTATTTTTCTAGTTGCCATCTTTTTTACCAATCTTCTGAATAAAAATACAGTCCTTCTTGCGAGGGATATGAGTCTTTACTTTGTAACCGTACCTATCGGCAGCCATATAAATAGCAGCACGAAATGACCTCATATCAACATCAAAGTCTTCGCCTTGCTTGAGTCTCCACACATGACCATCAAACCATTCTTTCCACGGATACTTTTCCTCTGTCACCTTTTTGGGCCAGGTCAAAGACTCTCGGATAATGCTTCGGTGTTTCACTTCTTTTTTCTCGTCACTCATTTGAGTTCCTCACCAGGATTTTCCTTCATCCAATCTTCAATTGCTTGTTCAAGCAAAGTGTCATCGTTCTTAATTCGTTGAATCAAGAGAGAAATCCAGTTAGTTGTGTAACCGCATGCTTCGCCAATAGCGCGCATTGTTCCTTCACCAGTTCTCCATGTATTAAAAATGTCATTACGGAGCCTTTGTTCTGCAATAGCAGTTTGTTTGCGTAGAGTTTCAAGCACTAGTTTGCGTCGCTGAAGACGATTTAGGGCGTCGTCTGAAAGTTGTCGCTTCCAATCCGACTTGGGCATTCCGCCTCTTACTTTTTCAGCCATGATTAAGAGACCCGTAAAAGTTTTTTTGTAATTTTTCCATCTTGTATAATTCCCCTATTCGATGCCATTTACTATTCCCTCCCGCTACCAAACCCTTACTTGGGGACGAAAGTATCCACAACTTGCCACTTGCTAATTTTGTTTTAAAATCAGTTAGTTGCTGATTTGCAAGTATCACACTGGCAATGAGCCCAACGGCCACCAGATGCAATGCTTTGCTCTTCACAGAACGGAGAGCCTACATGACTTCTCGCGTCTGCGATTCCTGTGAAGCACAGTGCACAACCGACATTAACTTTCTGTCGCACATTCTTATGCTCTACAAATATTCCTTTTTCGAATATCATCACATTCACCTCCTAACAAGGTTGATAAAAGAGTATCACAACGAAAGTATAAATGTGGTGCTATACTGATGTCAACCTAATAAAGGAGAAAATAATGGCTAAGAAAAAGAAGTCAGGGCGGACTCAACCACGGACATGGGGCGAGTGGCATATCGGCAATTACCCAACCACTGGCAAGCCAGACCACATCTCTCAAGACCAATGGGAAGAGATGATGAGGTGGCGCCAAGAGACTGAATGCTTTGTCAATGATGTTTATCAAGTCAATATGAAAGACATTAAAGACGAAGACGGGCATACCTGGAAGTATCTATCCATTAAGCGTAGGGATAAAAAGGCAATCCATGACTGGCGTGCCCTACAGCGAATCAAGAATGAATTAGTAGGTGAAGAATACGAAGCAATCGAGATTTATCCTCGTGAATCAGAACTCATTGATGAGGCAAATCAATATCACCTTTGGGTAATGGAAAAAGGAAGAATCTGCCCTGTAGGCTTTCGCGGTACCAGAATGACTTGTACTCCAGAAGAAGCAGCAATTGTTGGTGCTAAACAAAGACCCTTTACAGACTGAGGAAATCAATGCCACTTAAAGACCCTGAAGCACGCAAAGCATATGAACGAGAACGCAAGAATAAAAAGCGCGTAGAGAAGATTATGCAACTTCCTGAACCTGAACGCACCCGACGCCTTGAGTCCAACGCCGCACGCCGCGCCTATCAGATGCGCTGGACATCGGACAAAGTTCGGATGCGCGACCTGTGAAGAAAGTAAAAAAGATTTTTGGAATTTTACTCTCTCTTATAATCTTCCTATACGGTCCCATTCCTGTTCGTTCACAAAATTTGTCTTGGGATGAGAACGGCTTTTGTTGGGAAAATTGCCCCACTTTAGATGGTTCTGCATACATCCAATCATTCACCCAAATCAGAGGTCTTACTGGTTATCTACGACTACCTGAAGTAGTTACTGCTCCAGTTCAAATACGAGGACTTCGTATTGGAATCAATAATCCAATGGGTAACTTCTGGATTGCTGATGGAACCCTTGTCCACACTCTTACTGGTCGGGGTTATTCGA